CGAGCCTCGGCAACTTTCTCTGCTTCTGACGCAGCGTATTGGCGACGCAGCAGCGGCTTTTCAACTTGTATTTTTCTTTCAGGCAGCTCAAGCAACTGGCGCTGGATGGCCTGCACGCGCTGTTGGAAGTGTTTGATCTCGGCTTGTGTGATGCCCTTGACCGCAGGCTTTACCTCAACACGTTTGGTAACAGCAGGCTTGACGATCTTGTTGGCCCGCATCTGCGCAGGCTCAACGATCTGCTCTTCGTACTCGGCTTGCTGCGGCAACGTCTTGGCACGCTCAATCCAGTCGTTGAAGGTATCGTAAAGTTTAGACGCGGCTTTGATCGCTTCGTCCTGTGTCAGCGCAGGCAGACCTTGCGCACGGCGGTGCAGTGCAGCTTCTTTCAGTGCGTTGGTGATAAAGACCGAACGCTGACGTGCAGCTTCGTTGGCCAGCGTTTCCTCGGTGGACGCAGCCATCTCTTTGTTGGCACCGCCCAGTGTTTGTTCTGTGCGCAGTTGCTCGGTGACATCCTGCACTTTGTTGAACGCAGCGAGCTGGGCACGACGTGCCTCAATCACTTCTTTGACGTAATCGCCACCGGATTTGGCCAAAGAGTCCAGTTGTTGCAAAGCTGTGCGGCCACGATCAAAAGCTTCAGCGGCAGCGCCGCGTTCCTTGGCTGCACGGGCAGCACGATACTCACGATCAGATTGGTCCGCTGTTTGCAGCAACTCTTCCACGCGGTTGCGTAGGCGCTCGGCTTGCGGGGTGATCTTGATGTTGTCGCCAACATCGACAGCGGGGGCTTTTGTGGTCAGCGCGTCAACGAACTGCTCGTTGAGGTGGCGCATGTCTTCGTCGCCGCGATCGCGGGACTCTTTCGCAAAATCAATGACGTCTTGGTACTTCTGCTCGTCTTCGGGCAGCACAGGCGCTTTGAGGAGTTCTTCGCGCTTGGCAAACTCTTCTTTGGTCTCCGCAGCACGCTTTTTCTCTTGCTCTTGCAAGCGCAACTTCAACCCATCGAGCACGACGCTGTTTTCGTTTTTGGCCAATCCCGGAATCTTGACGCGGTTCTTCACAAGCTGCGCGGCTTGCGCAGGGTCTTGCATCAAGTAGTCGGCGTAATCGGCGGCATCCATTTGGCCAACGCCACGAGCCGCTTCAACTTGACCAGCGGCATACTGCAACAGCGGGGGCATGCCGGGTTTGCGAATGGGTTCCTCGGTGATGCGCCCAAACTCGTCAACGCGGGTTTGAGTCGGAGTCTTAATTGCCTCGGGCATTTTCATACCCAAGTGCTCCATCATCAAATCTTCAGGTGCGCGTTTAGCTTGTGTCTGCGCTTGCTGGTACTGGGCGTATAAAGGCTTGAGCTTGTTGAACTCTGCGGACTCGCCTTCCAACTCTTTGCGCTTGACCTCCAACGCATCACGAAGCTCTTTGTACGCCGCTTGGTCTGCGGGCGTAGCATCTTTGCCGGGTTTCTTTAGTTCTTGGCGTTGCTGCTTGAACGCTTCCTCACGCGCCATGTAGTCCTCGACAAACGGCACGAAGTAGTCCGGCTTGGCTTTGCGCTCTTCCTCTGCTTTGATGCCTGCGGCACGTTCAGCAGCTTTCTTCTTAGCCTCGTCCTCTTGTTGACGGCGCATCTCTGCACCACGTTCAACGTAGCGGCCAGCCGGAGCCAACGCACCACCAAGCACGGCACCGCCAACAAGTGACTGCCAGTATTCATCACGCGCTTGCTCATCGGTCAGATTCAAGCCAGCTTGCAAACGCTCAAACAGTTGCTGGCCAGCTTCGGTCAGACCCTCCGCACCCATTGCTTTGCCGGTAGCCAGTGTGTAGTCTTTGGCGATCTGCGCCATGCCTTGTTTGGCGTACTGTTCTGCGGCTTTCTCGGAAAGCTCTTTGCCACCAGCAGCAAAAATGTTGCGGATGCCGGGGGCCATCTTGAACGACAGCATGTCCAACGCCGCTTGCGGCACGGCGGCTGCGGCAGCAGAGCCAAGACTTGTCTCGGCCAAACGCTTGCCTTCTTCAACCTGACGGGAAAGGTTCGAGCCTGTGAACTGGGCCAGCGATGCCAAGCCAGCAGCGCCCAGCGCGGCAGCACCTTCTGGGGCGGCGACACCAGCGACAACGGGCGCGGCCATGTAGGGCAGTGAGCCACCAAGAAGTTCACCAGCTTTGGTCAGGGGCGCTTCGGTCCAACCTTTCTCGGTTGGCTTGAAAATCTTCTTGGCTTCTTCCTCTTGCTGCTGACGGTACTTCTCCGCAGCCTCTACATCCATAACCCCGGCGCGGCCAGCAAGCGCGGCGATGTCACCTTTGAGTCCTTTGTAGCCAGCTTGCAGTGCGGGAACGAAGCCAGATTCTGGCTGTGCTGCGGGAGCAGCACCAAACGCTTCCGGGTAGTCCTGATAAGCCTTTTCGTACGCTTGTGATGGTGAGAGGCCATCGGGTGCTGCGTAGAAGGAGCCATTTGGGAGCCGGATGTAGTTTGGCATTTTTCACTCGAATTGTGGTTGCGCCCGTGCGGTAGGCGCGTTGTCATCGCACTGGTTTGTATTGTGCCTTACTTGGGCGGCAACACGGTAGCCCCTGTTGGGGGCTGAACAAATCCACCGCCTTGCACCGTTGCAAGCTTGGCACGAATCTGAGCCGCGTACGCTTTCTGTTCTGGTGTTCCGCTTTCAAGCATGCGCAAAGCAATCTCACCTTTTGGCCCAGCGTATTGCTGCAAGATTGCGTACTCGCCACGAGCATCTGGCCCCATGAGTTTTGAGTACGCTTCCAAACCTTTAGCAAGGTTGCCAGTGGGATCGCGACCAATCTCACGGTACAGCGCCGCTGGGCTATTTGTTCCGGCAACCGCACGCTGTGTCTCGTTTTGCATCTGCTGGGTAATGATGGAAGTCACACCAGCGGCGTAACGATCGTTACGACGGTCTTTCCGCTCGTCAGCTTTTTCTGTGGCGCGTTGGTAAGCATCCAAGTCACCACGCTTGTCCGCAGCACGGGCTTTCTCAAGTTCCAGCTCCATCTTGTTTTGCTCTTGCGCAGCTTTGCGGAACTCTTTGAACGATTCTTCCAAACTGGAAATGCCTTCTTTGCCACCTTCAGCAATGTTGGCCAGAGCGTATGGGGATTTACCCGCAGCAGCGGCGAAGCCGCCCTTAATCATGGCCATGTAGACGGAAACTTCTTTGTCCGACTTGAGCTGATCTTGCTGCTTGGAAAAAATCTTGTCCGCTTTTTCGTAGAACTGCTTCGAGGCGTCTTCACGTTCTTTCATGAACGTCTCTTTGTCCGGCGCTTCAATCTTGTCTGCGCCAATTTCTTTACGCAACGTAGCCAACGGGCCTTGTATGCCGGGAGCAGCAGGGGGTTTTGTAGTTCCTGCACCTGCACCCGCACCAGCACCAGCACCAGCACCAGCACCAGCACCAGCACCCGCACCAGCGTCGGCAACGGGAGGAACTTTTTGACTCCCTACGCTTGGAGTGCCTTGCGCTACCGGCGCGGCACCGCCCAAATACTGCGCTTCAATTTCAGCATTGGTGGGGCTGCGGCCAAGAGAAGAACTTTTACCGGGAAGCTCATTCAAGATTGCTGCAAGTTTGGCTTGTTCTTTGGCTTTGCGTTGAGCCTCGATCGTTGTGCCTGCGGTGAAGCGGTCCCACCAGTTTCCAACAGCATCTACCGCACCACTGAGAAGTTGACCGGGAATGGCGTTCAAACGATCGCGCTCTGCGCTCGGGCCGGGCATGTAATACGGGATGCTGGACACGCCGCCCAAGTTTTGTTCAGGACGACCCCCAACCTGATACCGAGGAACCTCACCACCCTCATCAAACGCAATGATGCCGCCAGCAGCCTTGCCAATCGCCGCCATGTTCGGGGCAGGCAAAGCACCAATGCCTTGCTCTTCTGGCAAGCCAGTAACGTTGCCCATAGCGTCTACTTGGGGCTGAGAGGAAATACCAGCAATGTCTTGATCCACCACTTTGGGCATCGGCTGACGGCCAGCTTGTCCTTGCGCGGCGGTCATGGCTTGCTTCTTGGTGTTGGCGATCGACAGCGCCATAGCTACCACGTATGGGTCGTTTTTGTGCAAAGCGGCGTACTTCTGCAACTGCGGCAAGGGCATTGCCGACAGTGTCTTTTGGAGAGCGTTGATGTTCAGCATCTTTCTTCCTTACGCCATTTTGTACAGGGCCAGCGCGTTCAGGCCCGCAGGTGCGTTTTGCTTGACCTCGCCGCCTTTTTTGAACATACCAGTTGTCTTGCCCAGACCGTAAATACCGGCAGCGGCTGTGCCCAGACCCGCCACTTGCGATGTCAGAGATGGGGGCGCTTGGTACATGGTCTGCGTACTCTGTTGCAGGGGCACGCCGCGCAGAATGTCCGACATGAACGAAATCTGTTTGTACGGGAAGTTCTGCTGGTTCAAGAAGTCTTGGTACTGCTGCTCAAGGGCTTGCTGCTGGAACTGTTGCTGCATGCCGCCAACTTGCAACTGCTGGCCAATACGTTGGTTTGCTTGTGCAACAGCTTGATCGTAAGCAGCCTGTAAGCCACGCTGCTGGATGTCGTTCATTTGCTGGCCAAGATTGCGCTCGCGTTCAGCGCGGACCATTGCATCGCGGTAGCCGCCCAAACCCCCAGCCTGCGCAGCCTGAGCTGCTTGCTGCGTGCCAGTGATGTTGGATTGTCGTTGCGCTTCGCGTTTCTGAATGTCCACCACATTCTGCATGTAGGGCGACATCATGGAGCCAACGGCTTGGCCAAACTTTGTTGGGTCGCTTACGGTTCCAAACGCTTGTTCTTGCAGCGGTGAAAAATACGCCTGACGTTGCCCCGTGTACTGCTGGTAGGGTTGCAAACCGGTGATATTGCCGCTGGCGTCTTTCTGGTACGTCGCGCCCTCGAGCGTGCCCAGCATGTTCTCGACATACTGTTTGGCGTAGTCAGGGATCGTGGTTTGCGACTGGATAATTTGTTGCGGATCAGCCATTTCAGCTCCTTATGCGGGCATTGCCTTGCGAGGATTGACCTCGGGCGCTTGTTTCTTCTTACCGGTACGCTGTTGGCGAATCCGGTCCATCATCTTGTACAACTGGCGGGCACCAGCGTCTGTCGAGCCATTACCGAGATGGGACACGACGTCGGCGGGCACCACAAACTCTCCGTCGGCCAAACGTGCAGGTTGCTTGGAGCCAATCATGGCGGGGATATTGTCGGACATGCCGTCGCCCGGACCCTTGAGCATGCGACCACCGTCGGAGTAGGAGCCAAGCGAAGGTGCGCCACCGGCAGCGTAGCCACCGAGACTGCCCAGACCGCCCATAGCCATGCGTTTGAAATGAGGGGCAAGACCGCCAGCACGCTCGCCAGAAGCAGCACCATCACCGCCTCCACCGCCCGTACCAGCACCGGGAGCACCATCCCCCGGACCGCCTTCACCAATACCGCCCGGGCCAGACTCTGAACCAAACCCGCCTTCACCAATACCGCTTTCCCCAATACCGCCGGGACCGGTTGCAGAACCAAATCCACCGCCAACACCCGGTGCACCAACGGCAGCAGCATCGGCAGCATTAACAGCAGCGGCGTTAGACACAGAAGAAATATTACCTGACGCATCGCTTACAGACTGCACACCATTCACACCTTGGTCACTCATCGCCGAAATCGCGCTCAATGCGTTGTTGGCGTCCGTCATACTGTTCATTTGGCTGTCAGCGATCGAAGTTCCGACAGCGTTTGCAATAGCGGCGGTCACAGGGGCGATGCTGGAGATGTTTTCGGACAACCCCATCAAACCAAGCCCAATGCTTGTGGCCATATTGCTGACACCTTGGCCCGGGGCACTTGTTGAAGACGTTGCAGGGGCCGCGTCGCCGCCTGTAGCGCCGAGCTGTTCAATTCCAGCAGGGGCATAGCCGGGAGTGTCTGCCACCGACTTTGCAAAAGCTTGTTTACCCGCGCTGGGCAGATTCAAGTTGATGCCGGAGTAGATTGGCGTGGAGCCGCCGGTCACGTCTTCGATGTTGCCCGTCTTGGGGTTGTAGACATACGGATTCGCATACGACTGGTTGACCGTGCTGGTCTGCGACTCACCACCAGAGATGCCACCACTTGCCATACGCACCACCGGGTCATAGCTCGGCACCGTTTGTACATTGGGGTTGTCAATCGAGCCTCCGTAAGCCATGCCGCCGTCGGCCATACGCATGACGCCGCCTTCCGCAGCAGCTTTGTACGCTGGGTAAACAGTCCACTTGTCGTCAAACCATCGACGCTCACTCGTGTCTGCTTTGGGGTTGTACTCGCCTGTGACGTGCGGTTGGTACTCCGCAGATACTTGCTGGACGTTGGGGCGCTGCCGCTCAAGACGGTAGGGGCGAATCATCGCGGGTGACTGTGCCGGAGCTGCGATTCCGGGTTGGTCTTTTTTAATTAGTGAGTCGGCCAACAGAGGAGCTGCGGCTGCGGCACCTTGCATGGCAACGGATTTCCAACCTCCCAATTTGTCAACAGCTGCACTTGGGTTGTCCCATGCTGCACTTGCCCCAGAAGTAAGTTTTTCCCAAGGAGTGGCCTTTTGCATTGCTTCCGCAGCGCGAACCCCCGCCATTTCTTCTGCGCTACCGAATCCTTGAGCTGCCGCTTCCAAGTCGGTCATGCCCGCATATTGGTTGTACGCACTTGCACCGATGGCGTCAGCACCAAAACCTGACAGACCGCCAACCAAATTGGCGGTGCCATACGCGCCCAGACCGGCCATCAAGCCTTTGCCAAGGTTGCCCGTAGCAAGCGTCGTAGTGCCGCCCATGATGAGGCCCATCGTCATTGGGCTGAGACCCATTGATGCGCCAAGCGCACCAAGACCGATTTGACCGATAGGGCTGCTGACGATGTCTTTCACACCGCCAACAATGTCGTCAAGAAAGCCTGCTTCAACAAGGCCTGTCTCGGGGTTAACGGTCAAAGACCCGCCGTGCGCACGCGCAATTTCTTGTAGACGCGAGACTTCTCTGGGGGTCATGTGAACCAGCATCGTGTCTGGTCCACGGCCTTGTGCGGCCATGTGCTGTGCAAGGGCTTGAAGACTCATGGAAGCCTCATAAAACGGGGGTTATCGAACTGTATCACGAAGGTATCTCCGAGACAAACGAAAGCGTCGCCACCACCGAGGGGATAGCAGGCATTGCAAATGGGGATGTTGAGGCAGCGGTGGCGTCAAAAGTAACAGCCGTATTGTCTACAGCGGCCCACATCTCAACATAGTCGCCTGCATTGAGAGAAACATAAAAGTTGCAGGCAGCAATCACAAACCCGGGGGTGCCGCCATGCGATGAGGTTACGTCAAACTTACTGCCCGTACCCTCAGCATCAACACCGTTCACACGCAACCAAATCCATGACGAATGAATCTGCGTGTCAGTGTTTTTTAGCTGAACACTAAATTGATAGTTGTAGATACCACCGTACGTGACGTGAATACCATCCGTACCGTCGTTGGCGCAAGCATTTAGATAGTCGTTCTGGTCAAATGTGATTTGCGTGGGGGTATTGGCGGTAAACGTCTTGTCTGTTGTGCGTTGAATTGCTGCGTAGGGAAAACTCAGAAATCTACCGCCAACACGCCCAGCTAAATTTTGCAACGAGTCACTAAGTCTGTTGAAATAAAGACGCAGCACATTACTAAGCTGATCCACGTACGGACGCTGGTACGCATCTGGTGCAAGAGGTAGGTTTGGTGCGGGTGGCGTATTAAGACTCATGTGTTGCCTCGACGACCGTCCGGCTTGATGTCGATACGCGGCGCACCAAGCTGCCACTGCAAACCAAGCTGATTGCCCGCAACCTTAAACGCCATCTGACGGCCACGAACGCGGATCAACACCTGCCCAGTAAACTTCTCAATCGGGACCATCGCAGTGCCCTGCACTGCCGCAAAGTTGTAGCCGCCCTCAGACTCAGGCACGTTGTAGCCTGAACCAGAGTTTTGCAAGGGGCGCAAATACATGGTGACCTGTGGGCTGCTGGTGGAGGAGCCACGGAACGTGATGTCCGGGATCAAACGCCAAACAAATCCAAACGCATGGCCGTCACCAATGTCAAATTCAGACGACGAAATGTAGCTGTCAATCGCCGCAGGCGTACCCGAGGTGTTGTCGTCCAGTCCGTATTCATGCCACACAAGGTTGTTGGAATACGTTGCAGCAAGCGGGTAGTCGTACAAGCCAGAGTCAAGCCACGCGGTGCGGGCCATGCTGCCGTAGTACCAAATGTCTTCAGCGTAGTTGTAGACAACGTACTTGTCGATGGTGGTGGAGTTGGCCGAACAGTAGAACCACCACACTTCGTTGAACCCCTCAATGGTTCCGGCAAAGAACTGGTCCTGCTGCGCCAAGTTGATGTCGTTGAAGATGTACTGGCGAAGATCGCAACGCAGTGTTTGCACGCGCCCGTCGTAGCGGTAGAACTTGTCCACACCCATCCAGTACACCACGCCGGAAGCAACGATGGCGGTGTTGTACCCAGCCAAAGAGGTGTTGTCGGCAAGAAGCTGCGAACCCCAGACGTATGGTGGGCCGAGGTACTGCAACGAATACACCGACGTATCCGTAAAAACCACAATTTCTTGGCGTGTCTGCACCGCAGTCAGAATCTGCGAGCCGTGAGAGAGGCGCGTGCCACCCGCTTGGTTGGTGATTGCAGGGGTCCAGTTAACGGCAGATTCTTGGTCAGACCAGCGGATGAACATCGGGTCTATGTCTGTCTCACCAATCGGGTTCACCCCCATCGCAAACACAAACTTGTTGGCATCAGACACAAACAGTACGTTGGTGCTGGTGGGCGCATCCGACGCATACGCCATCGAAGTCAGGGCGATCCCGCGAGGGGAGATGTAATGCGTGCCGGACTGCGAACCTGACGTGTTGATCGCAGAGCCGCCTGCGGTTGCGGACAAATTGAACGTGTTGCCTGATGCGTTGACAACGTAATACACCGTGCCCGCCGTCAAACCAGTTGGCAAAGAACCTGTGGTCAATAGCTGCACAGTCGTGCCGTTGGTGAGGGCCGAGCTGGAATACGTGAACACGCCCGGAGACGCAATCGTAACAGTAAACGGCGACATCATTGGGCCGGTCAACGCAGACCAGTAGTAAATTGGGCCGCCACGGTAATTGAACAGCAAGTCCTGCCCAAAGTTTTGTTGCCCCCAGATGCGCAGGTTGGCCGTACTGGTCACGCCAATACCCCAAGCCCCGCTGCCCCAAGCACCGACGCCCCAACCAGAGAGACCCTGCGCCAGCTCGTATCCGGGAGGAATCTCGTAGATTGCGTCTACCGATGTGCCGCCACCACCCACGTCGTAAGCAGTTGCTGCCACAGGCAGGGTCACCGTGTAGTTGTCCGCATCGACAACCGTGATCTCGTAGTTCTGGTTGAGCACGTCAGCCGTGATGCCATTGTTGACGTACAACGAGAAAGTGCCCGATCCTGCCGTAGACGTGCTGACAGCTGCGCCACTGGGCACGTTGCAGAAATTCACTGTAGTGCCTGACACTACGTGGATGTAATACTGCACACCGGCAGTCAAACCAGTGGGCAGCGTGCCCGTGCTGGACAGTATGACGGGGGTGTTCTCTGCCAACGCAGACGAGAGCGAAAAGTTTGTAGCCGTCGAGCGTGTAAATGTCTGAGTGCTCAACGCCTCAGCGCCCATAAATGTGACGTAGTCGCCTGTTGTGCCGCCGTGAGCGACATCATGAACCTCAAGCGTAGTTGAGCTGGTTGTGGCTGTGAACGGGTTGCTCAAATTTGAAGCAACAGACCGGATGGGCGTAACGTCGTTGTAGTAGCCGCCCTGCTCGATGTAAAACTTCAGGTGCGTGCCCACACCCGTCAAATCAATGCTGTTGAGCGTAGACCATGCCCACAGCGAACGGCAGACACCTTCGTAGCTATTTGAGGAAATCTGTTGCCACCCGCCAATCTTTTCAGGTGTGCCTTGGCGAAAGCGAACTTTGTCGCAGTCGTACCAACCACCCTCGGTGGTGTATCGGGTGTTCTCTTTGTTGACACCCGGCTTGAACAGAATCTTTTGCAACGGCATGGCGGGATTTTCCTACGTTTAGCCGATGGCGGCTAGTACCTTATCGTATAGCTTTTGGCGCTGTTCAAGGCCAATGAAACCACCATTGATCTTCTTGGTCATACCTTTGATGTCGCCCGCATCGGCGAACGTGGATAGGGCGTTCGCTTTCCAGAACCATCCTGCGGATCGGGCGGCTGCCAAAGGCTCAAGAAGCAGGTCAGGATTGCCGACAAGATCGAGACCCAGAGCATTTCCACATCTCGCATAGTTATCCTTGCCAGTTAGCTGTTTGAGACCTCTTCCCCGAAATTTCCACCCTTCGCCAGACTCGGCGGGGCCGTTGCCCATACGGGACGAGTACACCAAATTTGCGATCAACTCCGGCTTACCGGCTATCGAGTTGGCCACCGCAGTGGGCGTCAGCTTGCCCTGTTTGTCCTTCACGGGCTTTTTGTCAGGGCCAAGCACTGCAAACCGATTCGGCCAGCATGCGGCAAGCGTAGCAGCGCGGTAGTTCAGGTTTTCGCTCAACATGGTGTAGCCACCAGACTCATGGGAAGTCTGGGCCAGAAACGCAGCAACGCGCTGAGGCGTGTTGATCTCGAACTCAGTGCAAGTTTCCAGCAAAGGCTCAAGCCACTTGGCAGGGTCTTTGACCCCAGCCGCTACAAGCAGGGGGCTTTCGGGTCTCATTTGTCGCTCCCGCTAATGTCTTTCATCTTCTGGTCAACCGCCTCTTGGCTCTTGTTGCTGGAGCCGTAGAAGAATCGGATCAAGGAGTTGACGGCAGTACCGATCAGAAAGCCCAAAATGATGTTGACGAAGTCACGGTTGTGGTTGTCGATGGGTACAAAGGAGACGGCTGCAAAGTATGCAAACGACGCAAGGGTGATGAACCAAGCGTACATCTGGGTGAACTTCTTGGTGCTGTCGTCCTTCATATACATGTCGGTCGCACGTTGGGTAGACTTCTCGTCCAGCTCGGCCATAAACTCAGCGTGGCGGTTTGCTTCGGCTTGCAACTTGGCGTTGTACTCAGGGGTGGCTTCGCCCTCGGGCTTCAGCTCGATACCGAGCTTTTCCTGCACGGCGTCCACACCCTTTTCGATGACTTGGTCAGCGACCTTGTGCATCCCGTTGTTGATGAGGTTGGCAACGATGCCAGCAACGATAGGTAACATGCTCACTCCTTTTCAGGCTCAGGTTCAATTTTTTGTCTGGACTTTTTGTCCAGTTGTTCTGCGCGTTGCAGGATCACTTCAGTCTTTTTGATTTGCTTGTGGTTGTACGCCAGACCCAACACCGTCACAAACAGCAACGCCAAGATCAACGACACAATAATCACCCACAGCCAAAATTCTTTCATAGAAGAGAAAACAGTCCCGTCATCCACAGTGCCCCTATCGCTACCACTATTGCGTAGCCCAGTTTGGCCTTTAGAAGATTGCTGCGGTACTCGCGTCGCCATTTGTCATCCCTTGCTTGCTTTGCTTTCAACTGGCGGTCAAATTCGCGCTCTTCCAAAATCTGGTCGTACATCTTGAGGAATCGACTGTAAATGTCGGCCAACCCAATCTCTTTGGGCGTGTAGATCATGGCTTCACGAATCTGCACCGTCATGGCCTCCATCTGCATCTCGATCTGAATCCTGTCAAGTGCAGCGCCCTCAATGTCTGTGGTGGTCTTGGACTCCTCCTCTAGTTGCTGGCAATGCTCTGCAAGCTGCCGTTTGATTTCAAAAAATGCTTTGAGCTTCTCGCAAATGTCATGAATGGCATGTGCTTGGTACTCTTCATAGCTCAGTTCACGCTCTGGTTGACTCGATCGGCGATCTGCCTTTTTCTCCACCCGCTCGATTTGTGTAGCCGCTGGACTACGCAATTCGGGTTGTGGAGTCTGCTGTGGTTTCTGAGCGCCGAAAAGACCCGATACCATCGACCAGAGAGCTTGAAGCTCGGCCCAGACGCCTTTCGCCTCGCCAACAAAAGCCTTAACTTCACCGATAGCTTTCTTGACTTCGCCGATCTGCGCTTTCCCTTCACGGAGAAATTCACACCCCTGCTTAATACCAGCAACGATCCCTTGTGCGGCCATGAGGAGCGTGAACGGGTCCACATCTTACGGCTTGGGGTACTTGGCTTTGACAGCTTGGCACGCAGCGATGTACGCATCAATCTGCGCTTGGTCACCCTTCACTACACCGTCGATGTAGTCAGTAACAGGCGGGTACTCCGCAGCGCGTTGGCGTTGGTACAACGTGGGGTCCACCCAAGCATTGACAGCATCCGTGTCAATAACGACCTGATTGCCTTCAGCGTCAAATGCGCCGGTGCTGTCATCAATCGTGACGACATTTGGGTAGAGAGCATAAATAGCTGCGTGGTTCATTGTGCAATCTCCATAACTGTGATAGATGATGCGGCGCGGGCGTCATAACTTGTAGCTGCGCGGTCTGCGCTGGTCCTGTTAACATAAACTGGCGAGCCGCCGCCACTAGACAACATCTGAATTTTGTATGTAACAGCGGATGTGGTTGCTGGGGAGTCCAAATAGCACCCGGTTGTACGCATCAAGAAGTAGTTACCGTTAACAAAGTTCTGTGAAAGTCCGTTTGGATGTCCTGCTGCTGCATCACCACCATAGATGGTGCTTCCATTTCGGAGCATTGTAAGAATCGCCGCGTTTGAGTTATCCGCGCTGTTGGCAATATCAAACAACACCAAAATCTTGCTGGAACTACTAGTCGGTGTAATTGAGACTGATAACCCTGTAATGTCTACGAAAGAACTAGACGAAGTAGAAAACGTGTCTGTTTTAACTGTTTGAACAACCTGAATCACCGAGCCTGTTTGCCCAACAACAACACGGCCTGAGTTGTTCAACAACTCGACGCCAGACCCAGCAAGGGTTACGTCTGCTGTGGAGCTAAGGCCCGGTGTTGTGATCCCGGTTGAACCGTTAATTACGACTGCCATGTTTATTCTCCTTTCAGCGCGGCTACTTCAGCCTGCAACTGGGCTACGATTTGTTCGAGGGTCGGCGTTGCTGCACGCTGCGCCTGTTCAGTTTCCCATGCAGCTTGTTGCGCTTGCGCTTCTGCAATTTCGTTGGGTGTCAAAGGCACAATCGCGGTGGTGCCCGCTTCAAGGTCTACGACAATGCGCTCCATGGTGTGTCCTTACTCGTACAAGATGTTGATAGTGCCAGCGTCAAATGCGTCTGTGCCATTGGTGGTGGTAATGCGTACACGATCAAGCACATCACTAAGGGATTTGCCACCACCAAAAGAAGTTGCCTCTTGAGCTGCGCCCCCTGACAAACGGGCTTGAGTGCCAGCAAAAACCCATGTATTTGTGGAAGACTTTAATAGTGAAATCGTTAAACTGCCGCTAATTTCAGATACGGCAGACATACCAGAGTATGTCAACGGAATGCCGGATAAGAGGCCGCCACTCACTCCATTACTAGCATACCCTCCAACATAACCTGTTGTCTCAATTCCACCGCTGTCACCGATTTGGACTTGAATTATTGACGTTCCGTTGGTGCTTACCCCACTAAACATCACAGTGATGCGTTTCACCCAAGACGGAATGCTTGTGAAGTCGATGGATGTGCCGGATGTTGAAGCAACAGCTGTACCGGAAACAACAGAAGAAGCGCGACCCGCGCCACCAGCAAACGGATACCAAGTGGTGTTAGTCAGACGGTACACAAATGACAAAGGCTGGTTTGGAATCAACTGCGCTGCACCACCAACCAGAGATTGACCTGTGTTGCCTGCAATCGTCACAGCAGTAACCTGCTGAGTCGAAACCACAGTGATAACCATCCCGTCAACAGGTGATGCAGGCATAGTCACAGTACCAGTCGCCAACGTACCAGCGGGGTTGATGACCAGAGTCTGCGTGCCCGCAGCGAAGGTGTAGCTGAACCCAGTCGTCAGGACTTGGTAGTCATAGGCTTGGAGGACACCATTGGTCCCGTCAACTTTGAGTGTCATGGTTTAGCCTTTCGGATATTTGTCTTTTACCGCTTGGATAGTCGCACGCCAAGCGTCATAGCCGCCGTGGTACAGCGTGTCCAGTTGGGCTTGAATTGAAGGGTACTCGGCTGCGCGTTGACGCTGGTACTCTTGAGCGGCGTATTCAGCCTGAAGACGTGCAATTTCTGCTTGGACTTCAGCAAACGAAGGGCAAGCATCTTGATTGTCTGGATGCCACTCAATGGTAGAAAAGTCATCCCCATTCATCATCCATTTACCGTTGGGGCGAAGTCTGTTAAGTGCTTTGGCAATCATCCCGCAATCTCCATCAATGTAATTGTTGAAACGCCACGAGTTGTCTGCGCGTTGTCAGCATCATTCGCTTCACGGTTGATGTAAATAGTTTCCGAATCCCGAGCGTTGTTGCCTTGTAGTTGATACGTTACAGATGATGTTGTTGCAGGGGAATCTACATACATGATGATTGTTTGGTCTGCATTTGCACCAGCGCCATAAACGTCGTCAGAACCCCAAAAGGCGGAAACTCTTGCAGAGCCAGCGGTATCACCAATGGGTGTTCTAGTCCCGTTTCTTGCAACAGCAAAATTAACGGCGTTATAACCGCTGGTTGCGCTGTACATCGTGACACACAAAACAAGAATTCTGCTGGATGAGCTTGAAGGTGTAATGCTTGCAGAAACGCCTGATATATTGAACCAAGTGTTTGTCCCCGCAAAAGACGTGGTGTCTGTTTTAGTAGCGGTGACAACCTGCAACACAGTTCCAGCAGGAAGTGTATTGTTTGTCAAAATCGTGCCCGTAACCGCAGGCAGTGTCAGTGTGTAGTTGCTGTTTGTGTTGGGCGACGTAACGGTCAGGATGCCTGTTCCGCTTGCGTTGCCTGAAACTCGTACTTGAGACATGCTTTCTCCTTAAATCACGGTCCAGTTAGAACCGGAAGACACAGTAACGGACACACCGTCGTTGATCGTCACCGGACCGAACGTACCAGAGTTTGTTGCAGACGGAACAGTGTAGTCTGTCGTCACCGTCTGGCCGTTGTTGAAAAATATTTGATCGGTGCCGCCGCCAGTCGCGCCGCCAGAGCCGCCAGCAACTTTGACAAAGTCTCCTACGTCGCTATCCCAAGCGACCAATGCGGCTTGGCCAGAACCAACAAACACGCCTGTTGTGGGGGATGTTGGACCGCCTTGAATGTACACGAGGCTGTCGGTGTTGTTGATGAGGACGTACGTCTTGGAGAGTTTGGGCGCGTAGATGTAACGCGTTGTGCCCGGTGTCCCGGTTGCGATCAAGATCGCGTTACGCGCTTGGTTCTGCGCACCGCCTGCGGTGGTGGTCAACGTCCAGTTGCCCGAGGTCACATCTGCCGTGGCGTACTGGGCAATCGAATCTTCGACGAGCTGTGTCAACTGACCGTTGACAACGGTGCCCCATTGGTTTGTCAGATCGCCTGTTGTTGGCTGGACAAAACCAAGTAGTGTGGTGTAAGAAGAGGCCATGTTTGCTCCTATGCAGGGATTCTATAAGTACGTTACACAATAGTCCAGTTAGAACCCGAGGGCACCGTGACCGAAGCCCCTGACGCAATCGTTACCGGTCCACCACTGATGGCGTTGTTGCCTGTGTTGATCGTTGAGCTGGTGCTCACCGTCGCAGCGTTCTCAATGTACCCCTCACCACCAACGATGGCACGCTTTGCGGGGTAATCGCAGAACACGTCCTTGGTGCCCGCCGAGAAGTTGACAAGCGAGCCAGAGTTGCTGGAAGCAAGCACCGTGTCACGACTCAGGGTTGTCCCGGATGATGTGTACGTACCAATCCCGACTTCCCACTCTGACGATCCTTGCCCTGCAATCGTGTAGTACGTGGTGTTTCCGTTGCCAATCGCAGAAAAGGACTGGTAACCCGTGGTGGCTCCTGCAAGCGTAATGGTTCCCGTACCCGTCGTTGTGGTCGTTTCTTTGACTCGATCTGCAAGTACAAAAGCCATATCTATTCCTTAAACAGCAGTGTCAACAAGTTCCCAGTTGGTGTTTGTTTGACTGTCGTCGATCACTGCCCAATCTGTTGTCTGCGCATTGCCGATATTTTGCCAGTTGGCTGTTTGACTGTCATCAATCAGTTTCCAGTACACCGACAAAACATCCCCGGCTGCACCCACAGCTGCCACGCCAGACAAAGCGATCGTTAGCGATGTGCCAACGGAGCCTACAGCGCCGTACGCATCAACGCCTACAAGCTGAGGACCAACAAAACCGACTTCACCTGTGGCACTAGCCCCCGTCAACGCAACCGTGACTGTGACCCCCACATTTCCAACATACCCACTAGCCTCATCGCCAGTCTCTCCCTCAGAAGAAACCGGAGTCAGTGTGCCAAGAGCACCGGAAGCCAGAACGCCAGAAATACTGCTGGCAACCGAGGCACTGACCGTTCCTGCTAAACCTTCACCCAGTACACCCGTCAAAGCACAAGTGAGAACCGGAGTGAGGTTGCCGACATTGCCAGACGCTAAAGCACCTGTAAGCGCAACGGACGAAGCCGCAGTAAGCGTGCCCGTCAAACCAGAAGCTGCATCTCCTGTGAGATCAAACGACTTCGTAAACGAGACAGTTCCAACGTTTCCAGAAGCCGATACGCCCGTGAGGGCGACCGTAACCTGCATTCCCGCAAGGGAACTGAACGGTGCTTCAGAAAACGCGGAAAAGCCAAACATAGACTACGCGGTGCTACCGCGCTCCGCTTAGGTTGTGGACAGACGCAACAGGGCGGCTGAGGTGTTGTTGGTCGGCATGGTCAGCGTGAACGTGCCAGACGTGATAGTTTGTGAACCAAACGTGTGAACAGACACAGCCTTGTTGCTCTGGCTGGAGTTGTAGATCAACACAGCGTCAAAGGCAGTCGTCACAGTCAACGCAGACCAAGAAAAGCTGGCCGAAGGAGTCCAGTACGCCACACCCGCCGTAGCCGAAGTATTGGTCGAAGCCGGAGGAGTTGCGTTCGTCACAGTCGTGCCCCCAGCGGTGTAGCCAGAGCCGGAAGTGTTTGTGACCTCGCCTGTGGACGAGTACGCTGTCGTCGAAGCGTTAACTGTTGCCGAAGCAAAGTACAGCGCGGCTTTAAACGTATCCGCCGTAGATGCGGCCCGAACAGGTGCGGTGCCGAAGTTGTGCGTAGCAGTCATCAGTTCCCCAAGGAACGATGTGCACATGCTTTGGGTGTTTGCCATGATTTATCCCTTCAACCAAAAGAAGCTGCTTCAGCGCCCGCAAAGTTGGGCATCTTTTTCAAAGTCACATGCGCCGAGCGATGGACCAGCTCGCCGTCCAACCAATACTCAACCCAAGTGGTGTACTCATTTTCGTTGTCGATAGCCCCTTCGCGCTTCTCAAGCAACGATTCGTCCATCTCACCTTTTGTGGTCAAAACAAGTGCCATGTGTACCTCTTACGAAATTCGCACGATTGCACTGTTGGCATCGGCGGTTGGAAATTGAACTGTGAACGTGCCGTCCGTGACTGTTTTGTCGCCGCCAAAATCAAGCACCGCAACTGACTTGTTGCCTTGTGTCGAATTGTAAATAAGCGCACCGCGTGCCGTGAAACTTGCGTTGGTCCACGAGATATTTGCAAACGAAACATACGCTGTTGGAACGTTGTATATGTCGTTGGCGTAAGTCGGTGTTGTGGACACTGTCAACGCTTGGCCACCTGCTGTGTAGCCGGTTCCGCTTGCTTCGCCGATCGCTGTGTACGCCGTAGTGTTTGGGCCGATGTCTGCCGCACCGGTGTACAACGCAATGTAGAACGTGTCCGAGTTGAAGTTGTGGACTGCTTGAAGCAGCTCCACTCGAAAACTCGTCGTGGTGGTTTGCGCGATCGCCATTATTTGACCCCGCTATTTTGCGGAAGTGGGGGAGCACGGAACTGCCCGCTGCGGTATGCGTCGCTGCGCTCCAGACCATCGCCCAGACGTTTGGCCAACGAGAGTGCTTCCATGTACTTGTCGTTGTACAGCTTCATCATGTCAGCTTCACCCTTCATGTAGGTGTATGCCTCAACCAACGTGCCGTACAGCAGCACCGCATCCAAGTTGTCGCCAAGCCAAGATGTACCGTCCACGTTCAACACCGTGGTAACTGGTACAGAGAAGCCAGAGCCAACACCGCCAATGTCAGCGGCTGCGGCAGACAGGGTGTCGCCCACCGCGTAGTGACAACCACTGGTGTTGATAGACACCGAGAACACTGAACCGCCCGCCACAACAATCGTGGCTGTTGCCCCGTTACCGCTACCGCCAGTGAGCGCGACGTTGTAGTACGTGCCATTGGTGTAGCCCGTACCGCCCGTGATCGTGCCCAGCCCACTGAGTTGGCCTTGAATGATCGAGGTGGGGTAGTAGTAATAGTGCAACTCAACGGTGTACGTCGCATCTGGCGTGGGGCCAAGGATGAATGACAACTCGTTGGTTGGTGTGGGCGGTGTGCCCGAGGTTGTGGTCGGACCAAAGAGGGCGTAGTAGCGCGGCAGGCCTGTGTCTGTGGGTGTAGGGTACGCCTGACGGATGAAGTTCACATCCTTGTTGAGCAAGTACTCATAGCTTCCCGCATCCACAACGGCCAATGAATACACCGAGAGGAAGTCCTCCGGTGCCGAGACATACTTGTTGTCCGCCGTAGTTGAACCCGTCACGTTTTTGCGCAACGAGGGAAACTGCACCGTGTTGTAGATACGTTGCTCCGCCTGCTGGATGAACGTGTTCATCACACTCGACGGAACCGTGTTCTCGGTGTAGTTTGTTACAGCGGTAACAAGCTGTTCGTAATTCATGCCATCGGGCCTCGCGCCATCACGCCTTTGGTCGCAGCACCGGTGCCACGAATCTTGATGCCGTCAGTCTTGGTGCCTTTGTAGCCTTGACTACGGGTGTTGGCCACAGACACGGGCGTCTCTTTCAGATACTTCTTGGTATCTTCAACGCCAGCCTCAACACTTTTGACACTGACTGTTTTGCCAGACATGGTGTGAGGCTTTGCGTATGCAGAAGCGGGTTTGTTGTTGATCTTGGCCATGATTAGCCTCCGCGACCAGACGAACGCTGGTTCATGATCTTGGCCATGTTGCGGCCATACTTGAGCATGTCGCTGTTGGTCTTGCCACCAGCACGCAACTTTGTCAGATTGGTTTTCTTGCCGCCGTGCATTTGCTTATCGTGCATGCCAATGGCCTTCTTGACCATCTTCTTGTCTTGCGCGAGGTCCGATTTCATCTCACCCTTTTCAGAGTGCATTTCTTTCTTGGCCATGTCAGGCTCCTTATGAAATTGCTACTGTAACTGTACCAACAAGTGCGGCCATTGCCAAATAATTTGGCGTGACTCCATTGTCGATGCTCCTTGCACCACCCACAGGGTTCCACCCCCACTGAATGTCTCGACTGCCTTCACCTTGAAAGCCTTGTTCAAGGACGCTTGTGCTGTTGCCCTGCTGAATCTGCAAACCTGTCGTGCCAGACGACCAATAGCTGCGATCAGGACGAGGGTCCATCACACCTTGTGGGTCATCAACCGGGTACATACCCAGTTGGAGTTGTGGATGGTCAGGGTCCCAACACTCGTTGCAAACCTTGAGCTGGTACGGCTTGGTCTTGACGATCTCAATCCTGAGTTCGTGCAGCAAATACCGACCGTCGCAGCGATCGCACTGCGCGATTGAATACTTGCCTGACGCAAACCGGTTGCCCATTAGACACCGCCCCCAATGAACATCTGACGCGGCACAAGGCGCAACGCTGCACGTTCTTGATCCTCGTCGGCTGCGCTCACCCAAGCCTCGTCATACTGCTGCTTCAAGACCGCCAAGCGGTCCAGCCCACCGGGGACTTTCAACGCGAGGTAATAAGCCAGACCAGCAACAAGGCAAGGCACGAAACGGAAAGGTACGTCAGCAACATTTACACCGCCACCAATGTCCTGCACACGGCGCATGCGCCAGTACACGAACTGATATGTCTGAGACCCGTCAGGTGTCGGCCAAACCGTGACACGGGGCGTATTGTTGATGCGAATCTTGTCTCCCGCAGCCGGGGCTTGCTGTGTCGTGCCGTTTTGAGCACGGAACACGTTGCTGAGGGTGTTGCCCTCGATGTAGTTGTAGAAAACCGTCTCTGTGCCACCAGAGGTCACGATGTCCACGTAACCAATGGCAGGCAACCCCACCACGGTAGACAAAGTGATTGTCTGCGCTGCCGTGTCCTCGGACACAAACGTGGCCGCAGTGGGCGAAATCTGGCCATCCAAGCGTTGATACCAGACCTGAATGGGGCGAGCCTGCTGCAACTTGTTGGGCAGCGTGGCGTACGTAGAAACCGAAATGCGGGTGATTGTCAAATCGGCTTGGTTGGACTGCTGGTTGGCCTGTGTACGGATCACATGATCGAGCAAATCAACCGTATCCGCTGGAATAACGTAGGTGTTCAAGCCTTGCTCAAGGGTGATCGTGCCCTGCTCGAACGTCCACATGTTCACACCACGGTTGGCCCAGTCAGCAAACAGTAAGTTTAGCGATCGACGTGCTGTGCGCAGGTCGTAGCCGGTACGCAACTCACTACCGACGCGCTCAAACGCCTCTTCGACAATCTCGGAGAGATCGAGGTTAAAGCCGGACGTGCCGGAGGTGAGTTGTGTTGCCATTTACTTCTTCAATCCCTTGAGGGTTTCGGCCAGACGTGCACGTTGGCCCAGCTTACCGGGCTTTTTTGCAGCGGCTGCAAGCTTCTTTGCGGGGATCGGCTGGCCCTTCTTGGCACCAAGCTGTTCGCGCAGTGCTCCGGGCTTTTTGATCGCCTTTTGAATCCATTTCTCAGCCATCACCGATACCTCGCTGTTTTTGCCGCCACCTTGGGCGGTTGTTTGACAAACTGCTTGCCAGCTTTTTTGCCAGCACGCTTGGCCTTGGTTGTGGCCGCATACTCAGAAGGACTCAGGGCTTTGATCGCTGCCTCGGGCAGATACCGCTCCCCCGTCTTGCTTGACGGTTTACCAGACTTGGTGCGCCACTTCTGTGCCGTCCAGTCTTTGAGCGACTGCTGAGGATTTTTCACGACTTGTACCCGCCGCCTTTTTCCTTGTACTTCTTGGCCAACAACTGCGCCTTACGCGCCGACCACTGGCCAGCTTTGGTGCCTTGCACAGCCTGCGATTTGATGGACTCAAACAGCGATTTGCGCATGCCGGGCTTGGTGTAAACACCAGCCTCGTTGACTTTGGACTTGACCTTTCCGCCCTTGGCGTACTCAGTAAAGTCTGTGTCGTCGCGGCGTGCTTTTTTCACGCCCTTGGGCATTTTGCTGGGGGCGATGGCCCCCATACCACGACTGGCCATCATGAATTACTTCTTCTTGGCCATGCCGCCACCGCACATGCCGAGCGGCTTGCCGCCCTTCATGACGATTTGTGTGCCCTTGGTTTTACCCTTGGATGCAACACCGTCACGGCTGGGAGCAGCAGTGCGAACAGAACCCATTTTGGCCTTGGTGATACCGTTGCCAGAACCTTGTTTAGCCATGATTTGGCCTCCTTCTTTGAACTTACGGCCCTTGTCGGCCTTGGTGAATTCCTTGCCCACCGACTGCGGTATGCCAAGGCGCTTTGCTGCGGCGGGGTCATGCGCGACCATCGCCATCAGATTGTGTTGCTTCTGCGATTTAGAGGGCACTGCGTGACTCCTTGATAAACGCATCAAGCTTGTCGTTCAAGCGGATGAACTGACCGTCCAGATGGGTCACGATCTTGTCCACTTCCTGCTGGGTCACATTGTCCCGAGCAATCTCTTCCCGCGTCCTGTTTAACAGGATCGTGACTCGATTCAGCTCCGCTGACTTTTCCCGCAGATTCCAACTCAGCAATCCGACGAATGTAGTCAGCAAGACGTTCCACAGCATCATTTCCATGTCAGCAGTTCCATGCTCGCAACGATTTGTTAATCCGGGAGTTTGGGTCTTTCTTCGCTTTCTCGCCGGTCAACTTCTTCTTCATCCCTTCCATCCTCGCACAGAAGGAATCGCGGCGTTTGCCGCCTTCTGGCTGGGGTGGCTTTAAATTCATTCCTTGCTTCTTCGCGGAGGCGCGCCCTTTCGCGTTCAAGCCGCCGTTCGGATTCTTGCCTTCTTTGCGCTGCCATGCTGGTGTCTTAGCCATTTGCTACTTTCAGAACGGGCTTGCAGTGGTCTTTAAGCAGGGGTTTGAGAACATCCTCCTCAAAGCTGCGCTCAAACTTGGCAGAGCCAATGTGCGGCAAGCAGATCGAAGGGTCGAGATACACCGTGAAGCCTTCAGCGGCTGCACGATCACAGAACAGGTAGTCTTCGCCCATGTAGTGCCCATCAACCACGGCCAAGTCAAACACCGCATGTTCGGTGCGATTGTTCACGTTGTTGTGGTATGCCCACTCTGGGTGACGTGCAATCATGGTCTCAAGCACATGACGCTGAATCATCATGAAACCGGTGCCAATACGCTTGATGCGCAACAGGCCGTTCTCATCGAAGTTCAAGCCGCCTTGCTCGTCCAGATAGTAGTCAAGGAAAAATTTGCGGTCTATGCCGCGACGGGGGTAAATACCCGCCGTGATGTCCTTGCCAATACTCAACGCAAACAAGCGCAAGATGTCACCGGCCTTGACGACCACATCCGCGTCGATGAACAGCATTGCATCGGCATCAGAACTCAAGAAGTCATACACCAGCCCGTTGCGGGCCGATGTAATCAAAGAGCAGTTTGAAAAGTGCGTCAGACGCAGCTTCACCCCCAGCTTGCCAGCCTCGACAGCAAGGTTTGCCAAAGCAAACGCCGTGTCAATGTTGAGCTTGCCGTCATAGGCCGGGATCGCAATCATCAGAGTGCGACCGGCGAGGGTTATGCGCTTTTCATCAGCCATAGAACACCGTCACTGAAGCCACGTTGGTTACATCCACATACACGTCGGTGTAGAAGCGGATGCCCTCGGCAGGAAGCAGCGCGTTGAACATTTCAGCCGCAGCAGGGGTGTTAAGCGTCAGACGTGTCGTACCACTGGCACCGCCGTCTTTTAAAACGACGGAACCAGCAGAAGACGTGGTCGTGAGCAAAATGCCCTTGATACGTGTTGGCTGATCGACCATCGTGCCATCCGCCGTAGCGGTGGCACTTTTAATGTCGGTTTGCATCATGGAGCTTTACTCCCGGTTGGATTAGGAGTCAGCGAAAGGTGTAGCGACAGTACCAGTACCGTTTACAACGCCAGTCACCATGTACTTATTGGCAGCGACAGCAACGATTTGAATCCATGTACCTGCCACGCCACCGGTGGTGCCGCCGTTCAAGTTGATGAAGTCGTTGGTCGAAGCGGCTGTAAAGCCAACCACAGCGCCAGAAGTGTCGGTGTCAACCGAGATCACGGAACCGACATACTTGTCAGTGCCGTTTGTACCGATCTTCAACGAGCTGGTAGCGATGGTGGTAGGAACCCAAATTGTGTACACAACACCTTGGTTGTTGGTGGTGCTGGGGTCTTGGCCGGGGCCAGAGGTCACAGGGTTTGTAGACACGTCGATTGCAGGCAGTGTCAAAGTCACGTCTGCGGCCAAAGTGCCGCCAACGGAAATGATACGACCGCCGTGGTCAACGGGGTTCAGCGTGGTGCTGGAAGTGATTGCGACAACAGAGGCTGGGCCTTGTTGATAAACGCCGCCCAAAGAGCGAACTGGGCCTTGGAAGGTAGTGCGTGCCATGTTTTCCTCACATGCGAGTTAAGTGTATCTGTCTGCATGTCGTCAGCCGGGACTGTCAGATACACCGGGAAGCCCGGATTAGCTGCGAATATACCGCAGAAAAAAGGGGAGCACAAGGCTCCCCTTTGTCGTTTAGGCTCCAGCGGAACCCCAGACACCCAGTGGGTCAGACCAGCCGAACGAATAACGCTCGCGGGCCTTGTAACGCACGTTGCCTGTATCGAAGTCGCCGTCCATCGAGTTAGCCAAAGGCATACGCTCGAAGTGCTTCAAACCGTTGGGAACGTCGGTCAACAAGAACCAAGCGTTTGTGTCGGTCAAGAAGTGGTTGACGGTGTAGCCTTCAGGGATTGCACCCATCTGCTTGATAGCGTTGATGTCGTTATCAGCAGTCGAGACACGCAGCTCAGTGTCAAGCAAACGCTTGGCAACGAACATCAGGCTCGGGGGAACAACCAGCTTGCGAGGCTTGGCAGCGATCAACAGACCACGTTCGTCGGTCCAACCAGCAATCTGAATCACTGCGTTTTCCAACGAGGTTTCGTTCAGGTCAACTGCGGTGGTGGGGCTGTTGTAGTTAACGCCGCCAGACACCAAGGGGTGACCAACACGAGTACCAGAGCTGTTGACACCGAACAGCGACACGCCGTCACCACCAAGGTAGCTCTGGCTGAAACCGTTGTTGATAACGGAAGCAGCTTTCACTTGCTTGGTGTAGGCCATAGCGCGGGCCAAAGACTTGGTGTAGCGAGCAGACAGGCTGTCGTACAAGTTGTCTTCGATTGCTTCCTCGGTGATCGAGAAGCCCAAAGCGATGGTCTCGTGGGTGTAGCGGGCGGTGAACGCTTCTTGCGCGTTGTCGTACTGGATCGCAGAACCTTCGTTCTTGACCGGTGCGGCGCTGAAGCCAGCCAGCTTGGTTTCTTCTTCAAAACTACGCTCAGATTTCTCTGTTTCGTAGAGTTCCTTGTGCTCTTCGCCGTAGCGAGCGTACTCCATGCCGAACAAAGCGTTCAAGCCGGGGAGCAGTTCTTTGAGCAGTTGGGCGCGTGAAATAGCCATGTCTTACTCCTTAAACACCAGTAGTGTCGTTGTACTGATGGGTGTTGATCTTGACCAACAACTCGGTGTAAGTGTCGGCAGCGGTAGCGGTCTCAGGAACCACGTCAATCACACGCAAGGGGATTGTCGCAGTAGTGCCAGCACCAGTCAGGGTCACAGCAAAAGCCGAGTCACCAGTTGTAGTGCTACCGGCATTGAGAACCAACGGAACGTTAGAGCCAACAACGGTACGACCAGCAGTGCCCATAGTAGTGCCGCTAGTCACGACAGCCACTTTGAACAAAGCCATTGGATCGTCGATCACATAGGCGTAAGCCAAGTTGGTCGAAGTCGAAGCCAACGCGGGGATGTACTGACCCTGAACGGTTTGGCCGTTCGAGTTCACATACTGACCACCGACGCAAACGCCGACGATGTCACCACTGTTTGTAGTGGTGGATTTGACCAGATAACCAGTGCTGTCGATCACAACTGTGTCGCCATCAAAGATGGCAGTTGCGAAACCAGCAGCAACGGGAATCTGGCGGAAAGCACCAGCGTAAGGCATGCCGTCAATGCGATTGACAGGCTTTAGGCCGTACGGGGCTGAAACGGTAGGATATGCCATTTAAAGCTCCAAAAGTTACTTTGAACCAGAACCAAAACCACCGCCGCGAGTCGTTGACGACTTGTTGTCCTTAAACAAGGGCATACGAGGGTCGCTGTTACGCATGAAGTGGTTGTCTACGGAATCCATCTGGGCTTGTGCTTGTTTGGCGTAGTACTCGTCACGCGCTTCGGCAAGTTCTTTAGGCATTTTGCAAAGCATCAGCCCACCGATCTCGACGTTGCCTGTGGCGGCATTACCCAACAGCATAAGCTCTGGATGGTCGGTTGCTTTCACCGGCTCCCAACCTTCGCGCATCTTTTTAGAGACGTTTGTAGGTTCGGCCTGTCCCATGATATGTGTGGCTACCCAGCGGTAGACATATCCCGGTTCAGGTGTCGGATCAGGCAACGCACTCGGCGGTACATAGACAGCACGAGCAGACTTTTCGCGTGAACTCAATTCACGAGGGGTACGGTTTTCAGCCATTTCAATTCTCCAATTTAGCTACTTGTGCAGCATACTGCTGCGGGGTCAGGTTGAATTTCTTTGCCAGCGCAAGCTGGGTTTGAGTCAACTGGACTTTTCGTGGTCCAGACGAACGTGTCGCTGGAGCCGCTACCGCCGCAGGCTTTCTTGGAGCCTCGCCGTTCCTTGGCTTGTCTTGGGTCTCACCGAAAACTTCGGGAAACTTAGACTTCACGCGAGCGTCAATCTGCTCGAAGTATTCGTCAGTGCGGGGGTCCACACCCGACGACACTAGTTTCTGATGCAGCCCTAGTGCAAAGCTGGTAACTTCTTCAAACCCATCGGCTCCGAACCACTGGTTTTTGGCTTGCCAGCGCAAGGTTTTTTCGTCCGGGCGAACCGGGGCGGGTTCGACTTGACGCGTTTGTACCTCAAATTTTTCCTCCTGTAAAGGGGGAGGCGTAAATTTTTTCGCTTGGTCAGCTTCCAGCTTTGCCTCGAACAACGCTTCTTGCGCTGCGAGGATTGCATCGGCATCGTAGGACTCTTGCGCCGCTTTGTAATCACGGCGAGCTTTCTCCAGCTTGGCCTCCGCTGCTGTCTGCGCCATAGACGCGAACTGCTGCGAGCCATTGTGGACGGTTGTCTTCAGCTTCTTGTTCTCTTCCAAAAGCTGCTGTGCAAGACGCTCAAGCTCCTGCTTCTCACGAGCCACCGCTTCCTTGGCACGACGTTCATCGTGGCGGGCATGCGTCAACTCTTTGATGCGGGCCTGAACTTTGTCGGAGTAGGTCTCAATCTCGTCATCGGTGGGGTCTTCAACCTCACGCTCCAACGGCTTGCGGCCTCGGTCCTTTTCAGGGGTGTCGTCAACGATCTCGATCTCTACCTCATCGGCATCGGTCTTGATCTCGACTTTCTTCTCGTCTTCCAGTTCGTCTGGAAACTTGAACTCGTCTTTAGGGTCCATCGTTACTCCTTAAGCGCGTGTCAATCCACGCGGGTCTTGCACAACACATTCCACTTGGTCATCGTTGATGATGCGGAACTCCTTGCCAAATATCTTGAAGCGCGTCCCTGTGTAGGTGCGCACAAGCACAAAGTCACCTTCCTTGCACCAAGGGCCGGTAGGAAAGCGTTCAGCGTCTTTGTAGGCGGACGGCCCAGCACGCAGCACGAACAACACGGTTGTGGCGTGTTCTTCTTGGCGCATGGAAGCCATATCTCGTACGAGGTCGAGGTCCGTACCGTCAATCTTGTCAGAGACTTCAGGCACGATGCAGAGCAACTTGTGACCAACCGGGGTCGGTAGCGCAGTCGCTTTGGTGTCGTTATCCGCGTCGGCTTGAGGAGCCTCTACGGGTTGGATTTGCTTGGGCAATGCGATGCCCGGGGGCAGGATGATTTCACTCATCGTTGGCTTTCTCCACTTTTTCTGCAAGGTCGATGATGTAACGCTCTGCAATGGCTAGACCTTGAATGACACCACAGAGTTTTTGATACTGGTCGAAGTTTTGGCAGCTACCACCGGCGAGATCGTCGGCGTAGTTGTTCATGTCTTTGCGTATGTGTTCGCGCAATACGCGTGCGAAGTCTTGGATCATTGGTTAGGTTTGCCCTTTCTAAGTTGGTTCATCTGGTCCGCCTTGTGTTTGGCGATCTCAATGCCAAGGCGCATGCCTTCGCGTTGATCCTCTGCGTTTTGCTTCGCTTGACTGTCTTTGATCTGTGCGCCCATCTTCATGGTGGCGATCTGTTGGTCGCCATGCACCTTGACCGCGTCGAGCTGCAACTTGCCTTCCTTGATGGCCACTTCTTTTGCTTTGAGCTGGAGTTCCTGCTGTTGCAACTGAATGACCGGGTCTTGGGCTTGCTGTTGAGCCTGCATCTGTGCGGCTTGGGCTTGGTTCTGCATCAGCACCTGCTGTGCAGCTTGGGCCATCATGCCGGAGAGCGCGGTCTCGATCTCGGGCGGCAACTTCTCGTCTTCGGGAGGCAGAGGCATGCCCAACTGCTGCTCGATCTTCTGACGGTATGCGTAGCCGACGTGCTCAGAGATGTGTGCTGTGAGCGCCGCCTGAATCTGTGGTGCGCGGGGGTTCTGGCCGATGACTTGGGCAATCATCGGGTCTTGGAGCATCGACATGTGGACGGCGATGTGTGCGTCGTGGTCTTGGTAGAAGAACGCTTTGAGTGGCTCTCCCTTGAGCACACACATGTTCTCGGCCACTGGATCGCGTGGTTTCTGGTCTTCCGGCAAGGGCACAAGCTTGTCCGCGTTCTTGATGCCCAAGACCTCCAACATGCCACGGTGCAGCTTGGGCAAGTCGTAGATGTCCGGAGCCATCTGTGCCATCTGGATCACAGCCTGATACTGCACCACGCGCTGAGACATGGTGGCCGCATTGGGGTCCGACACGGGGATGATGTCCAAGTGTGCGTAGTCAGACTTCTTAGCTTTGCGCGGTGCGTCGCTGTCTGGATCGTAGTCGTAGTCAGCGTCGGTGTAGTCCTTGATGATGTCGGTCAGCAAGTTCAGTTCTTGCTTCAAGGTGTAGTGCATGCGGGCCTGCACAGCCGACATGACTTTTAGCTGGCGCTCGAGCAACGCAAGCGTTGTGCCCACCGGTGCCTGCGCGGACATGTCCGAGACCTTCATGTCAGCAGTCGCGGCGAAGCGACGGCCTTCCTCCACGATGGTGCCCAGCAAGTTGTACAGAACCGTCGAAGGTTCTTTGTACGGCAGCGGCAAGATGGCGTCTTTGATTGCGCCAGAGCCAACGTCTACATCACGCCATTCCCCGGGGGCGATCGGTGTGTCATCACCCTTAATGCGAAGTCCACGAGATTTGAGGCCTCCCGGGAGGTTCGACAACGTTCCTGCATCGACAAGTTGACGCATGAGGGAAGTTGCTGACTTGGCGAAGCCTCCGATGAGGTGGAAGAGGCCAAAGCCGTAGGCTCCAAAGCCGGGGATGTATTGGTAGTGGACGAAGTGTTGTCGCTTGAGTCGGAGTTCATCGTCTTCTTTCCAGTTGCGGCGGATGGCCACGATTGTGTTTGTGCCCTTGACCAACGTGACCACGTACGGCAACGCCACGCCAACTGGCTCGCCCTCGTCGTCCTTGTCGCAGCAAGGGTCGCCGTCGATCACCAAGTCCACATGGCTCTCGTACAGCGTGAAGCGTTCATCGTCGATGTCGCTGAAGCCTGTCTCTTTGTCCTTGGCTTTCTGAATGTCGGTCGGCTCGTTGGAGGGCTCACCCATCTCCACGTCGCGGTAAAAGCCCGCCACTTGCAGCTTCTTGATGTCGTTCTCGGTCTTGCGCATCACATGCGTGACGCGGTAGCAAGTGTCCAACTCTGTCGCGCCGTAGGGCAGGATCATGTCCTCGGCAGGGATGAACATCGAGACTTGACGGCCAAGGCTCGGGTCGTAATACACCTTCTTGAACGCAGAGCCAGTCGCAGGCAGCGACCACAACATGCGCTCGTGCTCCGGGCGGAACTCTTTCATCACCTCGGTCAGCTCGTAGTTCAAGTCATTCTCGACGCGCACAGCGGCTGCTTGCTTCTCGGGCGTTTGCTTACCAATGATCTTGGTGCGCACCGGGCCTTGGGCCGGGAATGTTTCTGTGATGGCCTCTGACTGGAACCGCACCACGGCTTCAGTAATCATCGGGTGGAACACGCCACACGCGCCGTTCCACGGCTCCGTGCGCTCCTCATACTGGAGGCCCAACAGCTTCAGGCCTTCTTTGTACGATTTCTCCCAATCCTTGCGTGCAGCCAAGTCGTCCTTGATGTTGGACTCCAGCTCCGCAGCGATGCTCTGCATCTCGCTTTCGTCAAGGAACTCGGCCAAGTTGCAATCAAAGTCGTCGATGCTTGGTTCCCCTTGCTCGATACTGATCTGCAAATCACCTGCCTTGATGTTGACTTCTTCGGGATCGACGATCTCAATCTCGATCGGCTCCTCGTCTAGCGCGGTTTCTTCTAGACTTTTGGGGGTTTGGTACAGCGCCTTGTCGATGTTCGTGGCCATTTAGTTTCCTCAGTAATACGCCGCTCGGCGCTTGAAGTAAATCGGATCGTCTTTCTCGTCGGAGTCCAACGAAATGAAGCCGCCTTTGCGAAAGCGCATCAGGGCTTGGGAGGTCGTGTCCACGTAGTCGTCGTTCTCGCCGTTGGGAAAAGACGCCACTTCTTCGATCACTTCGCGTGCCCATCGCGTATCGGGTGCCCAGACCACGCCGGAGGCGAACAGGTCGGAGACTGCGTTCAATCTTACTACCTTGTCGTTGCCGCGACTAGGGTTGGTCTCTTCCACAAAGATACCCATCGCCCGCAGCTCTTGGATCAGCGGTGCACCCGCCGCCTTCTTCTCAACGATGAACGCATCCGGTTCCCACTCTTTGTAGTGCTTCAACGCCACCGCCTTTAGCTCCGGGAACGCCATCCTGTCCTTGAACGCATCGAGCAAGATGATCTGCGGCGCATTCTTTTCTTCCTCGTTGTAGAACACGCCCCACGTTGTGCACGCAGAGTAGTCGGCGCTCGTCTTTGCTTCAAACGCCGTGTCCCACGACTGGATGATGTACTCGCACTGCGGAGGCTCATTGCTTGGCCAGATGCGCCAAGAGGACCGGCTCACGATCGCTGCGTTGTTCGAGACGGGGTTCTGCATGTACTGGGCGTTCCAGTACTGAGGGTCCATCGCTTGCTTCTTGGCCTTCAGGGACTCGAGCGGCCACTGCTCCGGCCAGAGCGACTTCTCTTTGTCTGTGTCTTCGTTGAGGATGGCGGGCAGCTCGACCACCTCCCACTTGTCGTCCTCTGGGATGTCGTTCTTTGTCTGGTAGTCGATCAAGCGCCCGGTCAGGTCCAGCTTTGACCACCTCGTCATGATGAGGATGATCGCGCCCCCGGGCATCAGACGCTGCAACGGACCGGTCTGGAACCAGCTCCACGCCGTGTCAAACGCCAACCTCGAGTTTATTTTGACGTCCTGCTCGCTGTGAGGATCATCAATAACGAACAAATCAGCACCGCGACCGGCGAGAGCGCCGCCAACACCAGCAGCGTAATACTGGCCGCCAAGACTCGTAGACCATTTACCAGCAGCTTTCTGGTCGTCGGCCACCAACGTGCCGGGGAAAAGTTCTTTGTACTCATCACTGTCAATCAAATTACGTACGCGCCGCCCGAAATCCTCCGACAACCCGGCGGTGTGGGTGCCCATGATGATCTTTTTCTCAGGGTATTCCCCAAGAAAGAACGCCGGAAACAGGTATGAGCTGAACTCGGACTTACCCATACGTGGCGCGATGTTGATGATGACGCGTTTCTTGCGTCCCTCGATCACGTCCGTGAATATCTTGGCCAGCTTCCTGTGGTGTGGCCCCACTTTGAACCCGGGGTAGACGTACTTGGCGAACTCAATCATGTCGGTTCGCGCCATGTTGCGGGCTTTGTGCTCCTGCGACTTCTCGATCAGCTCCAAAGCCTCCAGCTTCTCCTCAAGGGAGAGCCGACTCAGGTTGGCAGCAAGGGCTGCGGCCTCACTCGGCGTCAGGATTTTCTGGGTCGATGTCGTGTGCATCTGGGTTTTCGTCTTTTTTCGACACGTCTTCGACGTCAATGACCTCGGCGTCGCTCACATCCATGAACTTGGCCAGCTTCTCCTTGAGCTTGGCGTCGATCTCGGCTTCGGTCAGGTCCGTTTTCTTGATCTCGACCTTGTCGGTGAACAGCCCGACCTCGGTGACCTTGCCCAGTAAGCCCAAAGCTTTGAGCCGGATGTTGGCGTTGGGGTTTTGTGTCTCCTCCACCAGCTTGGCCACCGTGTACCCGCGAAGCTCCTTGGCCTGCTGTACAAATTCCCAGTCATACGCGGTCAGCATACCGGTGATGTGGCGCACGGCCTCGGGGGTCTTGAGCTGAATGAGGTCCGCTTTCTGCGCGGAGGTGTCTACGGAGGTTGTAAGCGTTCCGAAAGCTTTGCGGGCCGCTTGTGTCTGTGCTTGCTTTGTGACTTCGTCGGCGGGCGGTGCACCCAGCTCGTCCAACCAGTCTGCCGCAGCGTGTTGTGCGGACAGGATTTCACTGGCCGACGCGTCGTCCAATTCTACGAAGTCACCGAGAGGTTCTACCTCCGGCTGGTATTGCACCAAATGTTCAAGCACTCTTGCTCCTGCGGTCTGTTGCGGTCCCGTGGCGCGGAGTGTACACTTACTTTCGCAGGTGTCAAGCGGTTTGCCGCTTTGCTCATTTGCTATCTCCTCTGGGGTCAGCCCCATTCACGCCCCCGGTGGAAACACTGGGGGCTTTTTTATGTCTTGCGTTTGACAAGAGGTTTTTCCAAATTTTTTAAAAAATTTTTGGGGTGGGGTAGAGATTTTGCCGGGGGTGTTGTCTAGGATTTTACAAAGTGGTCTGTGCGGTTGCGAAACAGTGTTCACGGCGACAAGGCACGGCACGGCCAATATGGGGTGATGCCCCCACCGTGGGGTTGAGCCACGGCAAAACTGAGTGTCAAAGGTATTCAGAAATACGTTGTGTGTTATAATACAACTCGTTGCTAGGGAATTCGCCCTGCGACGTTTCGCCCGCATCTGCGGGCTTTTTCATTTGGAGTTAATCATGAACGTAAACAAACAAGCCATCTTCGCAGTGTTCAACGACGCGGACAAATCGTCCGCAAGTTTTGCAGAGCGCCTAATCGCACTCGGCATCGGTGACCGCGCAACCGCCAAGCCACTCGCAATGGAGTGGGCCGCGAAGAAACACAACGCCCGCATCGAGCAGGGACAACGTGGCGCTAAGTTGCCACGCGACAGCGCCGCCGAGCGCGCCATGAACCGCGTCTTGCAAGTGTGCTTCCCGAGCGCGGACTTGCCACAACGCACTGGCAAAGCCCACAAGACCGACAACGTGGCCAAACTGCTCAAGGCCTACAACGCACTGACTGGTGCTGAGAAGCGCCGCTTCTTGGCTTCTGTGTGACAGCTTGCGGACAACTTGTCCGCGAGTTTTTTCAAGGCGGCGGGGGAATCAACCCTCGCCGCTGTTCTTTTTCTTGTCAACCTTGGAGATCATCATGAACATTTCCACACAATCCGTCATCAATGGATGGCAACTGGCCGTCAACGGCCAAACCTTTGGCCCTGCCAAACACCGAGCGCCTGACCTTTGGGCGTGGCAACGTGAAGTCCTACAAGACCAAACCCTCACCCGCGAGCAAGTAGCCGCACTTGGCGCAGTCTTGGAATACGCCATCAACGCATCGGCAAACGGCAACAACCCGCCGATCTTCAACCTCGCTTGCGAGCTTTTCCACAACCTCAACCTCGGAGAATAACCATGCAACGCAACCAAACCTCAATCAAAGAAATCCACCGCGCCAAACTCCGCGTCCTGCGCGACGAGATAGCCCGAGACAACAACATCCAAGACCGCAAAGCCAAAGCCCTACGCAACGCCGAGCAAATGGAAATGCAATGGGAACTCGTCAAGCTCGGCGTGCGCCCTCTCAAGAACCGCCGTTGAACTCGCGGACAATCTGTCCGCAACGTATTGCAGAGAAGGTGTTGCTTAAAAACCACATACCCACCTAGGTCAAGCGTTCACCACGCGATGCACTCTGCGTGGGTATCCTCTAACCCGCATGGATACTAGCGTTGTCCACCTGTCTGACACAACACACCTATATATAAAAAAGAAAAAAAGAAATATATATATAAAAGAAGAAGCAAGTGGGTGTGGTTCTTTTGTTTTTCCCAAGAGCACTTCTCAAATAGCGTGGGTCTGTTTGACGCAACCACCAAGAAAGCTAGTATCCATGCGGCTTACCAAGCGGCCCCCCAAGGTAGTCCAAAAAAAGTGGACGGTGGACGCAATACCCGCCACAATGACACTTTTACGGAGAAAAACATGCACGACTCATACGAAAAGCAAGCCGATGGCATAGCTGGCGCACTCTGCCCATCGTGCCAAGTTGTCAAACCAATGACACAATTCATGCGCCGACTCAGCCGAGCGCAGGCAATGGCGAGGGGCTACGCGGGCAACGTGCTCGTGGATGTCGAGTCCTCGCTGTGCAAATCTTGTCAGCCCAAGCGCAAACCCCCGAGCAAGTTGAGCAACAAAGAACTGCTCTCAAGGGTATCGACTGGCGACCTCAACAAGTTCACCTATGACCTGACCATCAAGCGCCGACATGCCGAGGCCAAGGCCGAGCAACGTCGCGCCGCATACACAAGGTGGGAAAAAGTTCGGGCAAAGCCTTGGATGTATCTGGTGCAGGAGATGAACCGAGAGATCACGGCGGTCAAGCATCAGCGGTATTACGCCGACAAGCGTGGCGTGCCTGACTTGCTGGCGTTTGCCATTTTTTACGAGAACGAACTGGTCAAGCTACGCGCATGGCTCAGGATGTGTGCTCGCACCAAGACGAAGAAGTCAGACGCACCGCCCGAGCACATGTGGTGGCCTCGATACGTTGAGCCTGACATCAAGGATCAAGTGCGCGTGTTGTGGGAAGCCATCCCTGTCGATCGACGCATGGGCACACGCATGCCGCTGATATTCCAGACGAACAAAGCACCAGACCCCACATTCAACCCACTCAAAGAGGAGGATCGCCTGACCCAAGCGAAGGCACGCCTTAAAACTTATGACTGAGAAACTCGCGGACAACTTGTCCGCATCAACCAAAGGAGAAAGCAAATGACTGAAATGAAACTAACCCGCGAAGAACTGTCCGACCTCGCAGACCTCTGCGACAGAGAAGCAGATGCGTTCGACTACGACGACGAGGTGTGTGACAAGTTCAACGCACTGCGTGACAAGCTAGTAGCAATCATCAAACAAGGAGAGAGCAAATGAAAACATGGGAAGAATTTAAAAAGTATCAGCGTTACTCAGCAGACGAGTTGGACTTCTACGGATGCGTAGACGGGGACGGGATGTGGTTCGATTCGTCACGATCTTTCGATGTGGCCGTCCACTTTTGCTGTTACTACGCCAACGAGTTCAACCTGACACCCGCAGAGGAACTCAGGTGGATGGACGAGGAAGGACGCAAGCGTGGGTATTCAATCATCCACGGCACGCTAATCAAACAGATGTATGAGAAAGGACTTATCAAATGACTGACAAAGAATGTATCGACTGCGGTGACTACGTTGCCGCGCTACGTTGGCAACTAGGGTATAGGACATGCCTGACATGCGGGGAGCAACACGCCAAGCAAGTCAAGCACACAGTCGCACCCATGCCCAAGTCCAACTACATCCTCATCACCGACCCCAAGTTGTTGGTCGGCCTCAACTCATCACACAAAGGAGTAAGAGCATGAAACGATACAAAGGCGTGGTGGTGTTCAAGTACTACCAACAGATTGAGTTAGAAGCCGAATCAGAAGACCAAGCATGGGACATGATGTCCGATTTGATGGACGTGACCGAGGCAGAGTTAGGCGATTGTGAAATCTACGATGTTGTAGAAATAAAGGAGTAAGAGCATGAAACAGAAAACCAGAGACAACGCCGCATGGTTCGCACGTTACTGGGCGCGGAGGTTCTACGAGAGCAAGGGGGACTGCCAGCAGATGTGGTTCTACCTCATCATCGCCGAGGCTTTAGAACAAGGAGAAAGCAAATGAGCATCCTGAAAAACAAAGCAGACGCACAGCATGTGCTTGAACATGCAACAGAGGTATTGAAAGAGATCGGGCACAAGCTCGACGAGGGAGACATCAACAGCAGAGAGGAGTTCGACTATCTATGCAAAGCAGCGGCGCGGTGCGCCATCATCAAGGCGGCAGTAACCAGTATGGAGGTAATGAAATGATTGAGATCACATTGACAGAGATGGCCCTGCTCTTGTGGGCCTTTGGTATGACGGCGTTGTGGATGCACGCGAGGGAAGATGCGCGGGTAAGCAAGAAGATGCTACGCCTGTTCATCGAGAACAAAGATGCGCGAGAGCAAATCTTGAAAGCCCATGCTGAGTGGGCGCGGGAGAATGGGGCATGAGCAAGTCATGCCTCGGGTGTAAGTGGATATTCCACAAAGACGAGGGCTATTCAAACTGGACAGTGGAGGACACAGGCATGCACTGTGTGCATAGACGCAACCCCAAACTGCCCGCCGACATACCCGATGAAATCTCTTGGCACGAACCCCCGATGAGACAACACAACGACAAGTGGCACGCCACTAAAGATGGACGCTGTGAACTCTACGAGGAAACAGACCGCGATCCGCACAAGATCGACGTAGACATGGAAGACATTGTGTCGGAGGAGGAAGGCAAGCGCATCATGCTGGAACAAGGCGACCCGATGCCCTTGCTGATTCGTCACTACTTTGAAGGAGACCGCTGATGACCATCGTTCTTTTTATTCTTTTCTTCCCTGTGAGTCTGTTGTTCTAGGAGAAACAAAATGCGAATACACCCGAGCCTTTTGGAAGACGAAGAACCAACCGAGTGGGCGCTGGTGCGTGGCGAATTCACGGGTATCTACAAGGTCTGGTCAAAACAAATGTGGGATGTAGCCACGGCTTACAAACACACCGAAGGTGTCAACAAGCTCGTCACTTTTGGCGACAAGGAAGTTCTCACACTCTTAGCCCAACTACACAACGAACAACTTGTGCGCGAGGAAGGCATAGAGTAAGGAACACTCATCACTTCTTTTTCGGGCGCTTTGCCCAAACTCGCGGACAGTTTGTCCGCATTTCAACTAGGAGCACATCATGGAAAACACACTACTGGCAAACATCATCCACGCCATCAACATCCACATTGACGCACGCGTCACGGAGACAGTCAACAAGCTCATCGACAAACGCATCGAGGAGATCATGGGCAACCACCACACGATGAAATGGATGAACGAGGACTTCGAGCGCCGTGTGCGCGAGATTTCACAGAACGTAGCGGACGATGCCGCGCAGATAGCCGTCAGTGAGCACGAACGCAACGAGGAACACAACGGCGAGGACAACATCTACGACATGGTGCAGTCAGCTATCGCCAATACGGACTTCGAGGATCATATAAAACACAGCGTCAATCAAATCCTGCGCGACGATGACTACTGCACAGAAGAAAGGGTAACCGAGCTTGCCGAAGATGCCATCAACGACATCGACTGGGAGGACAAAGTGAAAGAAGCAATGAAGGAGATATTGGGATGAGAGGGGACAACCCTCACTTGCTGTTGCAAGACTGTGACGGCAAGCTCAGTAAATGGTTTGCTTCGCGCCCCGACGCTAGGTATGTAATAAGAAAGGAATTTATCATGACGACTAAATACGTGCTAGTCGAGGGGCCGAATAAATGGTTGCACGTATGGATATACCAAGGGGCAAAAGACTATCTAGAAAACCACAAACTTTACAAAATCATTGCCGTAGGTGACTACGACACATTGGAAAACATCAAACTCTTAAGGAGCACATCATGCCAATAGAAATCACAATCACAGCTTACGCATACCGCGAGCTACAAGGGGTTGCACGTTCGCGTGCCCGACAGAAACTTGTCGAGTATCGCACCGACCACGAGTGGTGGGACTGCGTGTATGAAGCATCGAAACAGAAAGGCAAAGAGCTTGGCTTCAACATCGAGGACATACGCTTCAGTGGGTTCTACTCACAAGGTGACGGCGCATCGTGGACAGGCAGTGTTGACTTGCTTGAGTTCATAGAGAAACACGCGGACAAAGAGTCCGCAAGTTTCGGCGAGGACATGATCTTGTGCGAGTTGATACGCGACGAGTGGGTCAACAAAGACCTGCACATCGTGCGGCGCTCATACCACTACACCCACGAGAACACAATGACGTATGACTACTCAGACTGGACTGAGTGGGAACGTGTTCACGACGACGCTGTGCTTCATAAAGGTGTGATGCAAGGCGCGAGTGTTAAGCAACTGCGCGAGAGCTTCGACGTAGAGGGGCGCATCAACGAGTGGATCGAGACAGCGATGTTGAAGGCAAAGATATTTGCACAAGACATCTATCGTGCGCTGAGAGAGGAATACGAGGGCTTGCTTGATGACGAGATTCTTGCGGACTTCGCCGATCTCAACAAGTATTTGTTTGACGAACAAGGGAGGCTTTTGTAATGGGATACAGATCAGACGTTGCCTACGTTATAGGCTTTGGCTCAATGGATGAGCGCAGTGCGTTCATTGAACTCGTGAAGCACAAAGAAGACAAAGAGATGGCCGAAGCACTCGACGAGTGTGCATGCGAGGACAAGGAAAGACCGCTGATTACGTTCAGATGCGACGATGTCAAGTGGTATGAATCGTATCTAGACGTGCAGGGGCATACACGATTGATGAACTACGCAACCGAGGTGTTCGAGGGCACAGCGGGGTGGCGGTTCGTCAGGGTAGGGGAGGAAAACAACGATGTAGAGATCAATGAAGATGGTTGCACAGAGATAAGAGTGGGCGACCACTGCATTGAACTCTACGA